TGGTTCGTGCCACATTTTCCATTCTGTCATTTGTGCTTTGACATTTGTTTTATGATTTTGTCTATCACCATACTTATCAATGACTTTTTTAATTTGTTTATCCATTTCAGGTTCATTTAATTTACTTTCAAATGTAGTAATAAACCCTTTTAATGGCAAATCTTTTCTTTGTATATCTATCATATTGTTTTACATAAAAATTTAGGTATACCACCATTGGGTTCCCAAACTTTATTTTTGTTTTGAAATTTAACTAACTTAAAAGCATCTTCTTCAAAAAAGTATTCAGATATTACCTTGTTAGTTGGTTTCTCAATGACTTGCCATATAATGTCTTTACCTTTCTTTATCATTTTTTTAGTATATGATAAGTCAGGTTGTTCATTATTTGGCCTTTTATCACCTCTATGAAACTTAACTTTTTGTGTTTTTCTTTTAGGCATTATACTTTAAAATCAGAAAACTTATCATAAGCCTGTTCAGGTGTAGGATAACTTTCTTTATCTTTTGTTTGGTTACTATCTACTATATTTTGTGCTGAATTTTCCACATCATATAATCTCATCTTCGCTCTATCAACACCTACTATAAATGCTCTATTCATACCAGGATCGTTGTATCTATTCTTTAATTGTTTTACTTTCATTTGCCCTAAAGACTCTAATTCTTCATTAGACATTAAGGCAAACATAAAGTCAGCAGTTGCTGGTAAACCAAAACTTTCAGATGTATCTTCTAAACCAATATCAGTTGATACAAATCCAGTTCTAGTTGTCTGTGTCGCACTAAAAATAGGTAAATCAAATTCAACTGCCAAACCTCTTAACTCCTCAGCAATTGCTTTAATGTAAAAGTATGATGATATATTACCACCTTTAAATCTACTTGACGCACAAATATTTAAATAATCTATAAACAAAACATCTGGTTTAAAACTTTTCTTTAGTGATAACTCATTTATTAATGATTTAAAATGACCACTATGAGCAGACGCTGTTGGATATTCTTTTATAATTAATTGACCTGTAGTTTTACTTCTTAACTTGGTCATCTTATCATCATAGAGTTGTTTAGGCATATCATGTAAATCGTCCATTGTAACATCCATTAAGTTGGCGTCAATTCTTTCAGCAATTCTTTCTTCAGCCATTTCAAGTGTTATGTATAAAACATTTTGACCTTGTGTTAAAAAGTTAGAAGCACAATGACACATGAACAATGATTTACCAACACCTGTTCCTGCCAAAGCAATATTTAATGTTTTACTTGGAACACCACCTTTTGTAATCTTATTAAAGAAATTTAAATCAAATGGGTACCTTTTTTCTTTTGTATGGTACCAATCAAATCTACTTTCAGCGTCATTAATGTAATCATGTCCAATATGATTGTCAAATGAAACGGCCAATGCCTCACTTAATATACTTGGTATGGCCTCTGGTTGTTTCTCTTTATCTTTACCGTCTAATATCTTAATACCAGATAGTACAGCATTATGTACTGCTCTATCTTTACAAAACTTTTCAGTTGTATCTAATAACCATTGTAAGTCTGTTTTTTCATCATTAAAACTACTTACAAGTTCTTTGATAAGTTTTACTTCTTCATCATTAATATCTTTTCTACGACCAAACTCAATTAAGATTGTTTCTTTTGTAGGTAGATTTTTATATTGTTGAACAAACTTATCTACTTCTTCATACAATAATCTTTCAATTCTATTTGTAAAGTAATCTGTTTTTACAAATGGTAAAGCCTTACGAGTAAAATCTTCATTAAAAAAGAAGTTTCGTAATATTGTAAGTTCTATTCTTTCGTTATTTGTCAAAAGAGATTTGTCCATTTTTTAGTTGTTGTTCCATCACTTCAATTAATATATCGCCTATAAAGTTTCTAAAATCTGTAGAATTTATATCTTTCTTATTAGGATTAGCCATAATATCATAAGTAAATTTCAAAGGCAACTCTCCGTTTTCATTTTCTGTTTCGGATATTTTTACCTTATCATACTTGTAAATAATATTTTCGTACTGACCGTCTAATATTTTTATACAAGAAAAGTCATCACCTTGCCTTTGAGCAAAAGCGTATCTTTTATTATTCTTCGTCTGATCCGTAGCTGAATTTTCTTTTGGCATATTCATCAATCTTATCTAATACTTCCTTTGTAAAATATTTTTCAGGATCGTCATTGATGTTCTTACCAAATACTTTTGAACCGTCTGGCATTTCATATCTTGTAGATACTTTTTTAAATACACCAGCTGCCTCACCAAGTTCTAACAAGCCATAATACTTGTCTAAACCTGTTTTGTATGTAAGTCTTACATCAATTTGAGCATTTTCTTTTGTTAACCTTGATTTATAATTTTTACAATGTATAATATTACCAACTACTTCGGTGCCGTCTTTTTCTTTTCTTTTACCTAGATAGATGATTGATGAAGCGGCGTACTTCAAACCTGAACCGCCACCCATTTCTTTTTGTGGGAACATAGAACCAATAACATCATAAGTGTGATTGGTCATTATCATAGGTATATTTGCTTTACCTAATTTTAATGTTAATACTCTGAATGTAGATTTTACAATTTGAGACCTTGTCATATCTCTTGTTTCTTTACCAGCAGCCGTATCTTCCATTTCTTTTGTAGTAGATAACATACCTAAACTATCTAATACAAACATCAAAGGTTTTCTTTTGTCTTCTGGTTGTTCTAAATATTTGTCTATAATTTTAATTGATTGTGCTCTAAATTCTTGTACTGTCGCAACCGGCACAATTACCATTCTAGTAGAATCAACTCCTCTAGTTTCAATCATACTTTTTGATATAGCACTTTCTGATTCAAAGTAAATTACACCAGCGTCTTTGTCTTTGTCTAAAAATGCTTTTACAATACCTAAAGCAAAGAATGTTTTACCTGTAGCGGCCTCACCAGCGATTGCTGTGATTTTGTTTCCTGGCATACCACCATATATACTGCCTGATAATAAGGCATTAAAAGAATATGAGCCTGTGTCTATAAAACTTGTAACGTCAGCGCTATCAACTCCTTCACTTACTACACCAGCATATTCATTACCAGTTTCTTTAATTATGTCTTTTAAAAAATTACTCATATCAATATCTCCATAAATTTATTGTTATATTATATACTATTCTAATCATATTGTCAAGTCCAATTTTATTTATCTTCATCATTAAATGCTTCTTGCCACTCTTTTATATTTTTGGCTTTCATAGCTATTTTATCACCTTTTGGTAGTGGTATTTCAAAGTCTGGCATACTTGGTGGCCCTTCCCACTCAAACCTTAATCTTTCATCTTTAGGTACCCAACCTTTTCTTGGATTTTCATAATCTTCAGATTTTACTCTTGTCCATAATAAATCTTTCATATCATTAAGATTAACCGCTCCAAAATCATTATACACACGACCCTCAAATGTATCAGCCATATTGTGTACAACTTCTTTATTGTATTCTACCTTTCTTTGGTAGTCCCAATACTCTTTTAAATCTTCGTAATCTTTTTTTGTTATCATCTGATAATTTGTATTTGTGCTGTTGGCGACCATATTTCAAGTTCTCTCCTCAAACGATTTTCATTTTTAAGATTATTATAACGATTGGTTGCTTTCTTTTTCCACCATTCTACAATATTATTTAGGTTATGTTTATCGTAATTATCGTCTTTGATAATTTCATTTTGTTTACCATTTACAATATCTATATAGTTTTTAATACCATAACTACAAGTATAATACCTTTTTCTTTCAGTAAGTTTTTTAGCATTACTAATAGTTGTGTTAAATTTATCTAGTTCATTACCCTCTAAACTTCTTTTAACTAAACCTAAAATAGCAGTTGTAAGTTTTAACTTTTTACTTGAAGCGTCATCTTTTACTAATTTACCCACATTGTTTTCAACAAACTTTACTAAATCATGGTAAGGTTTACCATGTATCAAAGGTATAAAGTCACTATCAGTTAAGCCTTTATATCTTAAAAATGGTTTCATACCATCATACTGACTTGATGATTTACTATTACCATATAAAGATGTTGTTTCAAATAAGGCCAAATTCATATCGTATTTGTTATTCATCATTTCTCTTACTTCATGTGAACAACAGACGGCCGCTAATAATTTTCCACCCAAATAATTAAAACCAAATGGTTGTACAGGTACAATTACAAAACCCATAATAGATGTTTTGTTAAATGATTTAAGTTCAGGTACATTACCTAATAATTCATTACGAGGTTTCATATTAATAACTGGTGATGATAGTCTAATAAAACCTACTATCTTTTGTGTGTTCGTTTCCATAACCACAATCTTTAAATTTTTACCAGGCACACTAGACATATTAGTGTGTGACGAAACCATATTTAATAACTTATCATATCTTTCATTAACAATAATCTTTATCTCAAAATTCATTTCTTCAGGTGACATATCATTATTATTAAATAAATCTTCTTCAGGACCATCATCAAATAATGTTCCAGCTGAATTATTTGTTTCTAATTTAGATAACTTTTGATCTCTCATATACTGGTCAATTCTATCAAACTGACTAAAATAGTCATTGAATATACCAGCACAATATAATGCTTGTTCTTTTGTTAAGGTTTTTCGTTGTTCCATAGACATAATAAAAATATCACAAATAGATAGATTAGTATAACATATAATATAGATAAAGTCAAGCTCATTTAAATTTATCTGTTTGGTTGCCCCAACTGTCCCAACCAGGTCTTTTGTTTCTGGCAAATAGTTCTACATAAGGTCCTTGTAATAAGTTTTCAACATGATTGTACATAATATCTGGTTTTCTACTATGTTCTCTACGTTCAGACACAACTAATTGAGGTACTGATTTACTGATTCGTTTTGGTTTGCCTTTTGTGGCCAACAAACACATTTCTGGATTACCTCTTGTCCAATAACCTAGACCTGTAAAGAAGCCCATTTTAGTACGATTTGTTTTTGCCCAAGTAAAACCTACTGTCTTGTACTTAAAGCCCCAAGCGTCTATAACTTTAAACGCCTGATCTAAAAGTGGATCAACTACCCACATTAAAAGGACTGCATCATCTTTAGCAAGCTCGCTAACAGGTAAAGAAATAATATCAGATAAAGACATACAAGAATAATGTTTTTCAGGACTTTTATCTTTACCTTTGTTACTATATGTTTTAAAGTACCACGGTGGATCAGCATATATCA